TTCTGGATTATACTCCTGCACTTAACGCTAATCTTAACGTTGATGATACGGGCAACACTTTTGCTGGTATTCTTCAAGGTAAGTATCGCGTATACATCGATCCTTATGCTGCTAACCTTAATTCTAGCAACGTTGCCACTAACGCTGGTCAACAGTATTATGTTGTTGGTTACAAAGGTTCCTCACCTTATGACGCTGGACTGTTCTACTGTCCTTATGTGCCCCTCCAAATGGTACGCGCTGTCGGAGAAAACTCCTTCCAGCCCAAAATTGGCTTTAAGACCCGTTATGGTATTACTGCCAACCCATTTGCTGAAGGAACAACTCAAGGCCTTGGTCGCCTGCGTGTTAACAGCAACCGCTACTATCGTCGCGTTGCCGTGAAGAATCTGATGTGAGTAAGATGGATATATTCCATTCACATTTCAAAGGACCCTTTACGGGTCCTTTTTTTTATGCTATACTTTTGAAGTCCTTCGACACATATTATACACATGACATCTTTAGATCCTCTTGATAAGGCAGAATTTATTACAGATCAATACTTATACCATGCGGTTACAAGTGTTGATGCTAGACTTGGTGAGGGTTATGCAAAAAAGAATCCTCTGTTAGTATCTACTATGGTGTCTCTTACCGCAGAGGAACATCGTAGAATTGAATCTCTTGAGGATTAAAATTTATGGGACTCTTCGGGGTCCTTTTTTTTATCTAAATATAATTGGAGACCTGCTTTCTACCATGTTCTGTAAAAATAAAATGAGTCGCGAAGACCGTCAAAAATGGAAACTTAAAATGTATAATTATTGGGAAGATAATCTTGAAGAAAGATTAGCTGGAGTAAAAGCTGCTAAAGAGAAACTTGAAGAGCAAATGTCACGAGATGTAGAATAATGTCTGTGGGAGGAAAAAAAGAAGACTATGATTTTATTCCTCCTGATGATAATATGGAATGGTGGTGTGAATGGAAAATGAATATTAAAGATGTAAGAATGGTTTATAGTTCTATTGATTATTATTCAACTATTTGGCCAGGACCTCCAGATAGACCAGAAGAAGAAAAAGAATTTTTGGAAAATTATAAAGGAAAATTATTTGCAATGCTGAGTGATTATAATTATTCCCATCATGAGGTAGAAGACGACTAAATATTTAAAAACTAAGAAAAAAAATGCCTTATCACATTAAAACACCCGGTAAGCTAGAAGTCGGGGATGTATATTGGAAAGGTGGTAATACTTGGACCGGCACATATGCTGATCGTAAGCAGTATAGTAATAAAGCAGATGCTAATGCTCAAGCAGCTACTACTGTTACCACTTCTTTGGGTATTACTTATCAACCAGATTGGTGGAAAAATAGCACAGTTGTAACTGAGTAATGACCTATACGACAGCGAAAACAACCCCTATATCTAATAGAAATTTTTTATCTCCTACCGGGTTTAAGTTTACACTTCAAAGAAGTCCAAAGGTGGCATATTTTTGCAATCAAGCAAATATTCCATCATTAGATCTTGGAGTAGCAATACAACCTACCTACTTAAAGGATATTCCTACACCCGGAGATAAGATTGATTTTGGTGATCTTAATATAAGATTTTTGGTAGATGAAGATCTTGGTAATTATATGGAATTGCAAAAGTGGATAAGAGGATTGGGATTTCCAGAAAGTCTTGAGGAATTTACCAAGTTAGAAGAAGACGCCACAATGCCTGAGAATTATTATAATAGGGGTGATAACATCTATTCAGATGGAACTTTACAAATCCAAAATAGTAACTTCATTCCCAATTTTCAAGTTGTCTTTAAAGATTTGTGGCCACAATCCTTGACAACTTTGAGTTTTGATGCTACAGATACTGATATAGAATATTTTACAGCAGAAGTAAGCTTTAAATATACTATATACCAAATAACTGATTTAGAAAATAAAGCATATTGTCCTTAAATGAGCATTACTCTTGATAAACTTCAAGAGATGTGGGAAAAAGATTCAAAGATAGATCCAGATAATTTACATACTGAATCATTAAATATCCCCTCTCTTCATGCGAAGTATTTTGAATTATATAATACAATATTTCTCTTAAGAAAAAAGGCTGAGCAACAGCGTAAGAATATCCGCCATGAACGGTATGAATACTTCTCTGGTAAGGCGGACCCAGAAGTATATGTAGAAAACCCCTTTCCAAAGAAGATAAGGGATAAAGACACGATGACCAAATACTTGGATGCTGATGAGAAACTTTCTAATACATCTCTTAAGATAGATTATTATGACACGATGTTAGTTTACTTAGAAAGTATTCTTAAGATGATAAGTAATAGGACTTTTCAAATAAAAAATAGTATCGAATTTATGAGATTTAATTCTGGATTGGGTTAATAAATATAATTAGATGTAATGGATTCGTTTGAGGACTGATATTGTTATAGGAAAGAAAAATGAAGTTTTTCTGGAGATACAAGCAGAGCCCCACGTCTTTATGGAGCTCTCAGATCACTTCACTTTCGACGTTGAAGGTGCAAAGTTTATGCCCCAATACCGTAACAAGTATTGGGATGGAAAGATCCGTTTATTCTCAACATCAAACGGACAAATCTACGTCGGATTACTTGATAAAATTATTGCCTTCTGTAACAGACACGACTACACATACGAATTTGTAAATAACCAATATTATGGAACTCCCTTTGAAGTAAATGAAGGGATATCATATGAGGGTGTAAAAGATTATATGAAATCTATTTGCTCTCATCCTCCAAGGAAATACCAAATTGAGGGAGTATACGATGCATTAAAACATAATAGAAAATTATTGATATCACCCACTGCCTCAGGCAAATCGTTGATGATTTACGCTCTTGTAAGATATTATGTAGCGAAACAACAAAAAATTCTTTTAGTCGTGCCCACGACATCTCTTGTAGAGCAGATGTATAAAGATTTTCAGGATTATGGTTGGGATGCTGAGTCATATTGTCACCGTATATATGCGGGGAAAGAAAAAACAAATGAATATCCAATTACTATTACTACCTGGCAATCTGTTTATAAATTACCTCGGCCATTTTTTGAAAGTTATAATGTAATTATAGGAGATGAAGCTCACTTATTTAAAAGTAAGTCTCTTATATCTATAATGACAAAATTACATCATGCAAAGTATCGTTATGGGTTTACAGGAACATTAGATGGCACACAGACTCATAAATGGGTGTTAGAGGGATTGTTTGGACCATCATATAAAGTAACTAAAACTGATGAGTTAATGAGGCAAGGCCATCTTTCCCAACTAGATATTCAATGTTTAGTCCTTAAACATCCCCCACAAAAATTTGAAACCTATCAAGATGAAATAAAATATTTAATTGAACATGAACAAAGAAATAATTTTATAAAAAACTTGGCATTAGACTTAAAAGGTAATACACTTATATTGTATAGTAGGGTGGAAACCCATGGCCAAGTATTATATGATTTGATAAATACAAATAAGCGAAGTGACAGAAAATCCTTTTTTATTCATGGTGGTGTGGATGCTGAAGAAAGAGAATTAGTTAGAGAGATTACAGAGAATGAAACCAACGCCATTATTGTCGCATCTTACGGTACTTTCTCAACGGGCATTAATATTCGCAGTCTTTGCAATGTTGTGTTTGCTTCCCCATCCAAATCCCGCATACGAACCCTCCAATCAATTGGGCGTGTTCTCAGAAAGGGAACAAACAAAATCAAATCCATTTTGTATGACATAGCTGATGATTGCAGTAAAAAGTCTAAAAGAAATTATACATTAAATCACTTTATAGAACGAATTAAGATTTACAATGAAGAAAATTTCAATTATGAAATAGTTACAATACAGTTAAAGAAGGAGAAAGATGATTGAGGATGATTTTTACGGAACAATAAAATTTAAATCCGGAGAAGAAATATTTGCTAGGGTAGCCGCTTCTGAAGAAGATAATAGAACGATGTTAATTATTACACATCCTATTATAGTTAATGCAATTAAAGGAAGAAGTGGAGTAGTAGGATATAAAGTAGAACCTTGGTTAAAAACAACTACAGAAGATATGTTTATTATTAATATGAGTGATATTCTTACGTTGTCAGAATCTAAAGATGTAGAAATGATAATGATGCATCAGGATTTTATTAATCAATCTAATAAGAGTGATGATAATAAATCTCACTTAAATAGAAGAATGGGATATCTTGGTAGTGTAAATGAAACTAAAAAGATTCTAGAAAAAATCTTTAAATCTAGTAATAATAGCTAAGCTATTTCTATCAAACGCTACACTAAGATTTTACTCATGATTTGAGAACTTGTCAAGGGTTTGTATAAATGTTATAATATCTACATATTAGTGATAAAGACTCATGGTAATAAGGCCCGGAACTATGGCAAAGAGAAAAAGATCTGAACATTATGTTAATAATAAAGAGTTTCTGGCTGCTTTAATTAAATATCGCGAAGATAAAGAAATAGCAGCACTTAGAGATTTACCGAAGCCAGTCATCCCTCGATACATTGGTGATTGTTTTTTAAAGATTGCTAATCATCTTTCTTTTAAACCTAACTTCGTTAACTATATGTTTAAGGAAGATATGATTTCTGATGGTATTGAGAATTGTGTTCAATACATTCATAACTTTAATCCAGAGAAATCCCAAAATCCTTTTGCTTACTTTACACAGATTATTCATTATGCTTTTCTTCGTAGGATTCAAAGAGAAAAGCGTCAGCTAGAAATTAAGAATAAGATTATCGAAAGATCTGGATATAGTGAGGTGTTTGATGATAATAATACCATTGACGGATCTAATTATTCCGAGTATAATCAAATTAAAGATGCAGTTCATAGCAAGTTGCGTAATTGAATGAAGATTGCTATTATTACTGACCAGCATTTTGGAGCTAGAAAGAATTCAAAACTCTTTCATGATTATTTTTTGAAGTTTTATAATAATATATTTTTTCCAACTATTGAGAAGGAAGGTATTACAACCATTGTGGATATGGGTGATACTTTTGATAGTCGTAAAGGTATTGATTTCTCTGCGTTATCATGGGCTAAGAATAATTACTATGATAGATTAAAAGATTATACTATTCATACTATTGTAGGAAATCATACTGCTTATTATAAGAATACCAACCAAGTAAATGCAGTTGATCTTTTACTTCGGGAGTATGATAATGTAAAGACTTATTCTGAAACGACAGAAGTAAAAATAGATAATTTAGATGTTCTTTTTGTTCCTTGGATTAATTCAGAGAATGAAGAAAGAACATTTAAACATTTGAAGAAGACTAAATGTGAAGTTGTTATGGGTCATCTTGAACTTAATGGGTTTCAAGCTACTCAAGGACATATAATGGAGCATGGGACTGCTGTTGGTGCATTCCAAAGGTTTAAAAGAGTTTTCTCTGGTCATTATCATGTGAGGTCTCATCAAGAAGGAATATATTATTTGGGAAATCCTTATGAGATGTTTTGGAATGATGCTGGAAGTGAAAGAGGATTTCATTTATTTGATACAGAAACATTAGAACTTACATGTGTTAATAATCCTTATGGTATTTTTTATAAAATTTTTTATGATAATACTCCACACCAAACATTTGATACTAGAGAGTATAAAGATAAAATTGTAAAACTTATAGTAAAAGAAAAGACAGATCAAGTTCTATTTGAAAAGTTTATTGATAAACTTTATGCATCTGGAATTAATGATCTTAAGATTGTTGAGAATTTTGGATTTAATGAATTGGATAATATTGATGATGATGAAGAATTTGAATCTGAAGATACAATGTCTATTCTTAATAGGTATATTGAGGAGGCAGATGTAAAGTTGGATAAATCAATTGTACAAAAAATGATACGTGAAGTCTATCAAGAGGCTTGTGAATTGATTTAAGATGTATATCCTAACAATTCATGGGAAAGAAAAGGAGGGAGCATATTCTGTAACAGATGATGAAGGAGAACAAATTCTTTACTTATTTGAAGAAGAAGATGATGCAATGAGATTTACTATGATGTTAGAAGAAAGTGGAAGTCCGGAAATGCATGTAATTGAAGTGGAAGATGAAATCATGATAAAAACTTGTGAGCATCATGATTACAAATATGTTGTTATAACTCCTAATGATATTGTAATTCCTCCTAATTCTGACAATGATCTTATTTAAAAAAATTAAATATCGAAACTTTTTAAGTACCGGTAATCAATTTAGTGAAATTAGTTTTGAAGACCATGCAACAACTTTAATTGTTGGAACAAATGGTGCAGGGAAAAGTACTGTATTAGATGCGCTTACATTTAGTTTATTTGGAAAGCCTTTTCGTAAGATTAATAAGCCTCAGTTAGTTAATTCCATTAATGAAAAGGATGCTAAGGTAGAAGTAGAATTTTCTATTGGTGATAAGGAATGGAAAGTGGTGAGAGGGATAAAGCCTAATGTTTTTGAAATTTATAGAGATGGTAAAGTTTTAGATCAATTTTCTTC